TCAACAAAATGTTGATTATTCAGGCGGTTTCCCACCCAACGATCGGCTTGCCGTCAGGCGCGCTTGGTCTTCCCCGCGAGCTGCAGCGCCCGTTCATGGCGGGGCACCTCGGAACGCTCTTCCTCGCCCTGCGCAGCGGCGCCGACATTGGGGTTGTCCGTCTTCCCCATGGCAGTCTCGAAGGGGGACTGGCCCTTGGGCGCCGCCGTCTCCGTGGTCGAAGCCTTCTCCTCGGAAAGATCGCCGAGGAAGGCCTTGGCCTGCTCGACGGTCATGTCGGTCTTGAGCGCGGCCGAGAGCGCCGCCTTCGGACGGGCCTTGCCCTCGTCGCTGCCGATGATGGCATTGATACGCTCGCGCTCGGCGACCGCACCGGCCTTCAGACCTTCGTTGCGGCCTTCCGCGCGGGCAGTGGTCACGCCGGCTTCGTGGGCGGCCTGATCGACCGCCGTGGACTTGTCCTGGTTGGACATCTGTTCGTCTCCTTCGTCTAGGGACAGGTCTGCGACAAACGTCGCAATGGCGTCGTCAAGCGAGCCGATGGAATCGGCCAACCCATTCGACACTGCTTGAGTGGCAGTGAAGGTCAGCGCTTCGGTTGCCCGAATGTCGTCGGCCTCCATGCCGCGATTTCGTGCCACACTCGACACGAAAACCTCGCCAAGCTCGTCAATGCGAGCCTGGATTCGTTCCTTCACCTCGGGCTTCAGCGCCTCGTAAGGATTGCCATCCACCTTGTGTTTGCCGAAGTGGATGAAGGTGATCTTGAAGCCCGCCTCATCCATCATTTTGCTGACATCGACATGTGCGGTGACCACGCCGATCGAGCCGACGCCGCCAGTGCGCGAGACGGTGATGCTGTCAGCGACGGACGCCACCGCGTAAGCGGCGGAATAGGCGCTCTCCTGCGCAAAGGCGCGTAGGGGCTTCCGGTTCGGGAAAGCGTGAACACGGTCGACCAGGTCGAAGCAGCCGGCGACCATGCCGCCCGGCGAGTCCTCGACGAAGGCGACGCCGCGAACATTCCCGTCCTCGTGGCCGCGCTTGAACGCACGCCAGATGTAGTCGTAACCGGTCGCAAACGATCCGAACTGCCACGGAAAGTCGTGCAGCAGCACACCCTTGACGGGGATCTGCAAGATGCCGTCGCGCACGATGTAAGGCCGGTAGGCTGATCGCCAGTCGGTGTCCGCGAACCAGAAGTCGTCGATCATGTGCGGCGCAGACATATCCGCATCGAGACGGGTCTGAATGGCGTTCGCCTGATGCAGGCACGACTCGAAAGCGCCCTGCTTCTCGGGCGCGACCAGGCTCGGTTCGTTGTCGGCGAAGAGGGCCGCGAAGCGATTATTCATCGGTGTTGTCCTCGGAGCCGTCGTTCTTTTCATCCTTGGCCTGTCGCTGCTGCGGTGAGCCCGAGACGGCCTTGATGCTCTGAGCCTCTTCGCTCGGCTCGATACCGAGATCCTTCTGCCTCACCGTCTCGCGCGCCTTCTGGCGGAACGACTGGCGATAGTCCTTGCCGAGTCGAGCCAACTCGTCCTCATGGGTCGAGAGGTTGTATTTGAGGCGCAGAACCGCAGCCTGCGTCTCTTTCAGCTCGTCAATCTGACCACGGCTGGCGCCGATCCAATCGCAAGCGGCGATGGCGTCGAAGTTCTGACTCTCGTAGAGCCACGAGGTGTCATTTCGCGATGCGAACTTGCGCGGGAGGCTCGTGATGATGCCCTTGTTCAGCGCCTCTTCCAGCCACAGCCGATAGACGATCGTCGCGAAGCGATCGGCCATCATCTTCTTGCGGGCCTGCATGAACTTCCAGGTCTCGGTCATCGCGGCGCGAGCGCTGGAATAGTTCGTGCGGGTGTAGTCGCGGGAAAGCTGCTCGTAGGAAACACCGAGCGTCGCCGCGATGTAGCGGAGCAGCGACTGTTCGAACTCGGTGCCGAGCGGGCCGCCTTGACCAGCGGGGCGAAGCTGGAGTTTCGAACCGGGCGGCAGATGAGGGATGCGGACGCCGCCGATCTGAAACTGCTTCCGATCGCCGATGTATTCCGACACCGCGCCCAAATAGGCGCTCATGTATCCCTGAACCGCTTTATCCAGCTCTTCTTCGCCGACGTTCCCGCCGCCGAGACGCGTAAAAATTGCGTCGGTGTCGAGATCGGATTCGATCGAGGCCGCATAGGTCGCGTTGACCACGGCGTTCTGCAAGACGATCTCGCGGAAGTCCTTGGTCTGACGCATCTCCTTGAGCGCCGTCACCATCTCGGAAATGCCGCGGGTCTGGTCGGGACGCTCCGTCTCGTAGAGATGGATCATCTGCAGCCGACCCCACGGCTTGCGAACGGGCACCCGCTTCCAGGTCCAGGCATCCGGCGTCATGTAGTCGGTCGGATGGGCCATGCGGACGTGATAGGCCTGCGGAGCGCCGAACTTGTTGCGCTCAACGCCGCCGCGCACGTTGCGGTTGCCGCTCAGATCTGGCGGCGTGGAAAGGCGATCGAGATCGACGAACTGGATGGCAGTGTTAAACGGGCGCAAGCTTTCCCAATCGCGCAACCACTCTACCGCGGCCAACACTTCGCCGGCAGCCGTATGAACGCCGACCGCGAGGCGAACGAGTCCAGTGAAGGTATTGACGCGCTGCGCATCCACCCAATTGTCGGGCGATTCCGCCCAAAGGGTGAAGCGGGTCTCCGTTTCCTCCTGAAACTCCTCCTCGAAAACATCGTCCTGCTTTCCAAGCAGCACCTTTGATGCCGGTTTGGAATTGAGCATGAACATGCCGCCGACAATGTTGTCCTTGTGCAGCGTCGCGCCGCCTCGGACATAAGAGTCGTTGCGGAGCGTGTCGCGCACTCGGCTATCCGCCGTGCGCTTTTGAGGCAGGATGTCGTTGTCGGCCGACCGCATCGGCGGCTGCCACATAGCCATCTCGCGGCTGAAATGGCTGGCGCCTTCATAGGCGTCACCTGCGATCGACATCTCTCGACCCGCGCCTGACGGAGAAGCCCTGGAACCGTCAGGCGCGGGAGAATTACTCGACGGAGGCGGATCGCCGAGCAATGCCATTGTTTGGGGATCAAGCCAGGTCATCGGCCCCAAAACCTCATGGGACCAGAACTCTTGGTCAGGCCGAGAAGCGCTTTCAGCTCGGCAATGTAGGTGGCAAGACGGAAGGCATTGGCCGGCGCATAGCGAACGCGCTCACCATTCTGATCCACGACCTCCTGAACAGAGGTGCCGGTCATCAGCCTATGGTAAGCCGTTTCCGCCGCTGCCAGTCGCTCTTGATCCGTCATACGAGCCCGCCGCCGATCGAAACATTCCGATCGGCGAGGAATATCCTCTTACCCGATCAAATGCAACATTATGTTGATTTCTAAGTCAAAGCTTCCGCAAGCTTCCGCAGATCACGCTTCACTGCGGGCTTGGCTGTGATCGGCAAGTTCTGCGTCACAGGATTGAAGACCAAGACGTTTCGTTCCCACTCATCCGCCCAAATGGGAGGACTCAGCCAGTCGATTTTTTCCAGTCGGATTTCGGGCATGAGGCAAAGAGCGATGCAGTAAGCAAGAAGGTCGAAGGCCTCGTTGCGCTTTTTGCGCGGATTTTCCCATCCTTTCGCCGTTCGAATTTCCGCGGTGAGCTGAGTGTAAAGCCAGTTCTCAGCCCAAACCGGGAAATTGACCATGCCCGCGAGATTGCTCGCGCTTTCAGTTGCCTCGGTGCGGCCGATCATGCCGGCAATCTGATCCTTGAGGATGTTCGAGTTGATGAAGAGGACCGGCACGTCACCGCGTGCGCCCGAATGGCGATCCTTCTTCTGGCTATCTGGATAGCTCAGCCGAATACGCGGAGCGGACTTCGACGGCTCACCCTTCACGAGTTGGAATCGACGATGATGCCCCGCCTCGTGCTCATCACGCAGCCATCGCCAGAAGGCGTAAGCATTAGGCGTCACGCCGGCTTCACCGCCCGAGTCGCACCCCGTCATCTTGATCGACATGCGGCGACCGCTTTCATCGGACAGCGGATAGGTGCGTTCAATCACCTTGTCGACGAGAAGGTGCCAATCTTCCGCATAGGAAGCAGGATCGAGCTGATGACGCTCGCCATCTTCATCCAGTCGTTCCGACTTTCTGATTTTGAACATGTCGACCAAATAGACGTCGCCGCCAAGCGCCAGGCCGTGAACCTGCACAACGAAGGCGTTCTTTTGCACGTCGATCGTAGCGATCAGGAATCGGACGCCTGCCGGCACGACCGGGTCTTCCTTTGAGCCACCCCAATTCTGCGCTCGATCGCGCAACTGTTCAGGCAGCCGGTTCGACTGCGTCGCCTTCGGCACATAAGGGTTACCCTGATCGGCAGTGATCGTCTTCCGAAGCGGCTCCTCGTCACCCGTGTCCTCATAAGCCTTCGACGCCTGCAAGAAGTTGAAGACGAGCGATTGCCAGTCCTGAAAGGCGGCAGCAGGGCCTTTCATCCAGAAGGACCCGATATCGGTCTTGATCGGCTTACCGGTGATGTCGCCGTTTGGATGCCAGATCATTCCATCCTTGATCCAGCGGGCGTTGTAATTCAGCTCCTGCAGATCGTTCTTCATGGATGGATCGTGGTCATAACCGCAGTGCGGGCATTTCATGGTCACCAGCTCAGCGGCTTCCCACAGATCCTCACTGCTCGGGTAATTGAACAGCTTGAAATCAGGTTCGAAGGACGCGCGGCAGTGCAGGCAGCGCCAATACCAGCGGCGCCGATCACCACGATTATAGAGCTGGAGAATGCCCTTCGTGGGCGGCGCTTCGTGCAGGGTTCGCGGCACCCACTTCGCATCCTCAACCTCGCGGCCAGGGGAGGATTCGGCGACTGTCATTCCGAAGCGCTTATAGGTCTCGGTGCGTTTACGCCCGAGATCGAAGGCGGGGCCTTCACCGTCGATGCTGTCTTCCATGCGGTCATAGTCGGCGAACCAGACGCGCGGCAAGGTCTTGCCTGAAAGCTCTGTGATGACGGGCCATTTGATCAGCAGTTCCATGCCGCTCTTGAAGCGCTTGTCATGGACGTTGTTGTTCTGACGGCCCGGCACCATGCGCTTACCGACCTCTTCACTATGACGAAGCATTCGGGCAAGCGGCGTGTTGGACCAGTCGCGTGCGACATTCTTCGTCATATGGACGATCATCATGTCGGCAGGGTCGCAAATGGCCGTACTGGCAAGCCAGTTGAAAAACATGTCGGATTTGCCGGTACGCGCCGGCCCGACGAAAACGAGCCCGGTCAAATCGAGGCTACCCAATTCATCCATGGGCTCGACGAGGTAAGGCGTCTTGCTATGCAGCCAGGGGCCGACATAGGAGCCGGGGTTGTTGAGGTAGCGGTACTTCGTCGTCGCCTGTGAAACGGAAAGGCGCTCAGCAGGCCGCACCATTTCGGATGCGGCGACGATCATGTCTTCGAGCGAACGAAAGGCTGCCTTACGAATCGTCTTCATCGAGTTCCGCCACGAAGCTTTCCGTCGTCGAATTCTGAGCGTTGGCAACAAGCGCTTCGTGCAGCTCCTTCATGAGCTGATCGACCAGCTCCCGCAGAAGCATCCGCTGTTCGTTCGAGAGGCCTTTCGATTCGTCGATCGTCTCGACCCACAACTGCGTCGTGTGTTTGATCGTCTTGAACGTCTCACCCAGCTTGTGAAGGACCGCGTTCGTCGGCCAAAGCTCGCCAGCCATCGCCCGGTATTTGGCTTCCTTGATTTTAGCGTTCCAATAGGTCTCACGCAGTTCCTGCGGGAGATCCTTCGCCGTCAGCGAACGGATAAGATCGCGAAGCTCGCGCCGAGGCGTCACGAGATATGATGCGGCTTCAGCGAGATCGTAGACCGCGCCGCCACCCTTCCCGTTTCCAATAGGCTCGCAATCGCGCAAAGCCTCCATGACTGCCTTGCGGGTCTTGTTGAAGTGTACCCCCAACCAAGGGATCGAAACGCCCTTGCTGATGGCCTCCTTATTGGCGCTCAGCTTGGATCGCGAAGGCGTTGGTTCGGCGCCACCGAGTAGGTCGTCAAAGGTCATGGTCATCCATTCAACATATTGGAGAATAAGTAACCTTATGTTGAATTATGCGCAAGTGTCCGGTATGACGTTGGGAAATCTCAACGGGAGCTTCCGATGCGGTCTTTCAGACAAACCCCTG